GCACCACGTTCCTGGGCCAGTTCTACTGTGGCTTCTGTTAGATAAAATGCTTGATGTTCCATCCAGCTTTTGACTTCGGCCAGGGCATCTGCTTCACCATAGCGTAAACTGCGCTTGGCATGCCAGTATGCAAGATTGGTGATACCAATGCCCAGGGGTTGTATTTCATCATTGCTTAGTTTGCTTTGTATGCTTAAAAAATCTTGATAATCCAGTATATTGCATAAACTACGCTGTAAGATACGGCAAGCACGTCGCATGTCTTCGGGATTACGGAATGCTCCCCAGTTGATTGATCCTAGTGTACACAATGCGATACGACCCGATTCGTCATCAAGACGCTTGAAAGATTTAGTAGGTAATAGAATTTCGCAACAGAGATTACTTTGATATATGGTATGATACTCAGGGTCAAACGGTCCTTGATTTTGCACGTTGTCAATAAACACAAGATAGATACGGCCTGTGTCTGTGCGTTCTTTCAGGATACCACCCTTGAACACATCTTCAGCGGCCATGGTCTTGGTGCGTAGATCCCGGCGCTTTTCATACTTGACATACAAGTCTTCAAACCGTGGAGTGTCTTTGTAAAATGCTTCATACAAGTCAGGTACTTCGTTGGGATCAAAGAAGGTTATGTTTTCTCGATTCTTGAATCGTCTCCAGAAGAAAGCACTAAGCACAACCCCATAATCCATATGACGGACTCGGGTTTCTTCTGTGCCTTGGTTGTTCTTGAGCACAATAAGATCATCAAACTGTAGATGCCAAATAGGATAAAAAACAGTAGCACTTGCATTGCGGATACCTCCTTGACTGCAACTTCTTAAATCGCCAAACCATTTTTTCAGGAATGGAATCATGCCAGTGTGCATGATCTCACCACCACGGATGGGACTGCCCAGCGGTCTCAGTCGACCAATTTCTAGACCAATGCCGGCTCTTTTACTAGCATACTTGGCCATCATTTCGCCTGATGCAAATATACTATCAAGGTCATCATCCGATCGAATAAGAACACAACTGCTGAACTGTTTGGTAGGAGTACCAAGCCCGGCCAACACAGGAGTGGCAAGCGTGAATAGTCCATCGCTGGCACAGTTATAATATTCTTTGATATAACGCATTCTTGCGTTGTTGGGTTCTTCCTTATGGAACACCGTAGCAGCCGCGATTATGTACCTGACCTGTGGTGTTTCATAAATTTCTTTAGTGGCTCGATTCTTGACCAGATACTTTTCAATCAACTGTTCAATGGCTGCATACGAATACAGTTCGTCACGGTCATGATCGATCATGTCTTCCATGCGATTCCAGTCATCTTGTGTATACCATTCCAACAACTCGGGTGTGTATAGGCCAGTGGCCACATTGCGTTTGACAATTTCATACAGGTGGGGAGGATCATATGATCCGTAGACATCTTTCCTGAGCATGCTGAGTCGTTGCTTGCCGGCCACATACTGATAGTTGGTGTGTCCCACGTCAGGATTGGTTTCTACATCAATAAGATCCACACAAGATCTTAACGTGATACCGTCGATTTCTTTCGTGGTGATACCATCATAAAAATGCAACTGGCTCTTGATCTCGATCATGCTCTGACTGACATCAGCTGTACCGCTACAGACCTTGGCTATCTGGGCCTGCCATTTTTCTAGATCCAATGGCTCTCTTCGGCCACTTCTTTTAACTACTGTAATCTGAGTCATTGCTACCTTCGTTTTTAATTGTACTGTTGTTTTATTTGGCTTTGTGATAACTGCCGATGTATTTCTATCGTCTGGCTGGTATTTACAACAGTATCAGGGCTCCAATTAAGTATATATTTTGATTTGTCGACCACGACTAAATTATGTCCATCTTGTGACAAAACCAAGGCGGCATGCGTCAAATCCGCACGGTCCAGCAAACTTATAGTATACAGGATTCCCAGGGCTCTTGCAAGATCACAATAGACATTGTCGTTCAAAAGTTGCCAGGGATCTGGCCATGCCAGTTGATCATCCCAGTGTAGGTAGTACGGTTGCCAAGGAGTTGAGAACCACCATGAATTGATGGCAAGTAATGCAGATTCAACCGAAAGATCATGACATTGTTGTCGCATGCTGTACCAGCTTTCTAGCCGGCCAGCAAAGGTAGACGCCCACATCAGGTTGCGATTGTGATAACGTAGCTCAATTGAGCAGTTGATCCAGCAGTGCTGGTATATTGGATTTCAAGTAAAGATCCAGTAGTTATGGCACCCAGCAAAATGCCGGTATCAGCATTTTGCACGTTGGCATCACTGCCTGAGCCAGCGCCTGCACCATCTGCAACCAGTGTAATAATACCTGCACGATAAGCAGTATCTCTAATGATAGTGTATGAGAATACAACAGCAGTGGCAACCAACGAAAAAATTGTGGTAGCTGTTGCTACGTTGGCTGCCAAGGTAAGACTGGTTGGCGTAGGTGGAGGAATTGCACTAAATTCGGTCAGTATCTCGGTATTGCCAACGACAGGTGCACCATCTTGCAAGGTGCCATTTCCTATGTATAATTGACGTGTGTCTGTGCTCCAGCCAAATTCTGCACCGGCCAGTTGCGGTAAATTTGAATTAATACCTTTTCGATTGGTGATCTGACTGATCTGTACAATAGCCATTTGTTGTCCTTTGTGTCTATAGTGTATTTAGCAGATAATACTGCTCTACACGTTGCCACCATTGTTGGCGATACTGTTCAAATTCTGCACCTGATATCGCAAATTCTTGATATTCAGGTTGTCCAACAATGTTTCCAGAATCGTCCATTTCAGGTTTGACACACATTAATACCACACCTTTTCGAATCTCAGTGCCATGCACTTCATTGTGTGCTTCGGCGTAGGCACATAACTGTAGGAAATAGTCATCAATCCAGTCACGTCGTTTGGGCCGGTTGGTCTGCTTGTAGTCTAAAATGCTTTGTTCATTCAAATGCACACCAGCGGCATCTGTGGTTCCTGCATAGATTCCAGGAAAGTACAAGGGAACTTCGTATCCCCAGAACTCTGTGACGTTGCACAGGCCCTGATCAATCACGGTCTGTGCCATGATATGACTTTGTCGGCTGTACGGATTGCTGCCAGCTTCGGCGATCTGTCCGGTCTTGGTATAGTCTTCCAGATACTTGTGCATCCTGGTTCCACGATTGGCTGCTTCTGTAGTGATGGCTTGTGCCTGTGCATGTCCCACTCGGTTACGCCAGTTCTGTAGGGCCTGTCGTTTTTCCTCAGGTTTGGTAGCTTCTAGTATTGTGGTTACACTTGGTAACTTTTTGCCATCTGGTGTGGCGTACAGCCTGCGGCCGTCTACTGTTTCCCTGGGTATGGGTTGATAATTGAATTTTGGATTAAACACGTTTTATATTCTAAATGATTCACCGCAACCGCAACGATCTTTTTCTTTTTTGTTGCGAAATTCAAAGCCTTCGTTGAGTCCTGCACGAACATAGTCTACCAGCAGTTCATCCAGGATAGGAAAGTCTTTGGGATCTACTACAATTTTAAAACCATCTGAATCAAATACTAGATCTGATTCTGCTGTGCCATCTACGTATTCCAGCACATAAGCCAAGCCTGAGCAACCGGTAGTTCTTACTCCAAGTCTTATGCCAATACCGTGGCCTCTACGATCAAGACTGGTAGCAATTTTACCTGCGGCTTTGGGTGTGACGTGGATCAATGCTTTTCTCTGTAGTTTGCGATTGCAGCCTTTATAGCGTCTTCCGCAAGGATGCTACAATGGATCTTGACAGGTGGTAGTGCAAGTTCCTGGGCGATCTGACTGTTCTTGATTTCTCCCGCCTCATCCAGAGTTTTGCCTTTAACCCACTCGGTGATAAGCGAACTCGACGCGATCGCCGAACCACAGCCATACGTTTTAAACTTTGCATCTGTGATGATCCCATCTTCTATCTTTAGTTGTAATTTGATTAAATCTCCACACGCTGGTGCACCCACTAATCCTGTTCCAACATCATCCTGGTCCTTAGGGAACGAACCAACATTCCTAGGATTATTATAATGATCTAGTACTTTTTCTGAATATGCCATTTTGTGTTTTCCTAATTTGGAACTAGAACTAGTCTATAACAATTACAGTTAGCATCTAGTATTTGCTCTTGATGATATCCATTGGGTGCCGACGGCGGTGCCACTGGTTGCATGTAAACTGGTTGTGGTGCCACATACACGTACGGAGGGTTGTGATGTGGTCTAGATAATTCGTAACCAATGACACCACCAATAATGGCCGGTGCTACCCAGTAACTTCGATATGGATGCGGGCTGTGATGCCAGGGGCCAGCCTGTACTGCGGTGGCAAATACGGCAAGAACAACAAGTAATTTTTTCATAATCAACTCCTTTTTACAAGTATATGATACTTATGCTACGAAGTCAATGATTTAGGTGCGGCGGTTCAGGGCCGCTTTGGCGTTTTTATCCACAATAGCCCGGGCTTGATCAACTGGCATGCCAGTGTCACCTTCGGTATTGCCACGGAATCTGATCACGCCACTGTTAGGATCAAACGGTTCAAGTATGTCTTTGAGCGGATCTTGTGCTATGTACTCAGGCAAGTTTTGTGGATTCACTTCAATGCCAAGACTTCGGGCTGCCTGCATGAAGGCATCTGTGCTGATTTCTTTTCGAGCATTTTCATCGTCGGCCCGACCGGCTAAAAACTGACTCAAGGCCAATAATTTTTGTGCGCTGGGATCAACAGACTCACAAATTTCATGGAAACGCATTATCTACGACCACGTCCTAACGCTGCAGGAGGTGTTTTCATGTTGGCATCAATATCAAGATCAGCTGCGAGATCGGCTGTGTCATTGTCAAGGTCTGGAGCAACCATTTGACCATCATCTGGCATGCCTGCGCTACCCAGTGCATCCATGGCAGGAGGAACAGCGCCGCCTTGGCCAGTTACTACACCAAGAGCCTGTTCTAGTTGTTGTTTGCTGGCCTGTAGATTCTGTACCAGACCACCCAATGCCGCATTGGCATCAGCGTTGAATTGTGCAGACTGTTCGACACCAACTTCGTTTTTGACTTGATCACACAACGCAGGCAAATCTTTAAACTGCATGCTGGTCACATCTTCCAACATCTTTTGCACACGGTCAACCATGTCCTGAGCGGCTAACACTACCTGTGCCTGTTGTATTTCACTTTCTTGTAAACGACGATACAAGCGATTGTGCTTGCGATTTTCCATTGCCGGAGCGGCCATGGCTGCAGGATTATTCATGGCCTGCTGGAGAGCGGCTTTTTGTTTGGTCATTGCTTCCATCTGTTTGGTCAGCGCCGCCAATTGATCACTCAGGGCTTTTTTGCGGGCCTGTTGATCTTGTATTGGGTTACCAGTTGGTGCACCACCATCAGTTGTCTGTCCCATTGCCACAGTGGCTCCGCCTGCGGCATCTTCGTGCATCTTTTTAGTCAACACTTGTTCAAGCATGATCAATTTTAAATAGGTGGGATTTTGTTCGCTTTTATGAAATTCTGGAGTCTTACGATGCTCTTGCACCAGACCACGCACACGACCAAGCAAATCGCGAGTCTGTCGACGGCTGATGGTATCCAGGCGTATACGACCACCAAAATAACTTTCAAATACCTTAGCGGCTTGTTTTGTTGGGCTTGCGGCCAGTTCTTGCAGTTTCATTGTCTAATCCTCGTTGTTGATAATATTTAGCCTGATTGACACATTTGGCCAATTGAAGTTCCAGTTGTTTTTTCAGTATTATCTTGCCTTCCAGCTTGATTTCAATGTCTTCACGAAACTGCGGTTGGGTGCTACGATCGCCTACAGCGGCTCTTACAGCTATGTCGTTGGTGATATATCCTAATTTTTGATCTAGATTAAATAGGTCTCGTGCCAGTGCATATGATTGATTTTTGTCGGCTATACACCAACTTAATGCGTTGCGAGTGTTGGTAAACACACCCACATCAGTTGCTGCACAAGACACGTGATATCCTTCAGA